GAATTTGATGTTAGCTTAGACGAATTAAAAAATGGTTACTCAAGAGATGCCGACTATAGACGAAAGACTGAAGAACTTTCTTATGAAAAGAAACAATTTATGTCTGAGTCTGAAAAACAAAGGCAAGACTATTCCTCAAAACTAAATGAGTTGAATCAGTTAATGTCTGTTGCCCAGCAACAACTAAATTCAGAAGTTAATTCTACTGATTTAGATAAACTCTGGGATGAAGATCCAACAGAAGCTGCTAAAATTGAACATAGGCTAAAGAGAAAGCAAGAACAGCTTAATCAAGCTATGAATAAAACGCAAATTGAGCAGCAAAATCAACAACAGGCTTTTAAACAAAGTGAACAGCGAAAACTGGCTATGAAAATACCAGAATTTTCTGATCCTGTAAAAGCAACAGCGTTGAGCAGTAATATGCGATCTTATTTATTATCTCATGGTTATAACAACCTTGAAATTAGTAATATTTACGATCATCGTCATATTTTGTTGGTGAACGATGCCATGAAGTATCGGAATATGCAAAATTCAAAACCGAATTTAGCAAAGAAGATTACTAAACCTGGCAAAGTTTTTTCATCAGGAGTTAAAAAAGACAAAGCTGAAATCAGTCTTACTAAGCGAAAGGAAAAGTTAAGTCGTCTGAAAAAGACTGGAAGTATCAAAGATGCAACCAGTATATTTTTGGATATGGTTAACAATAAACAACAATAACTTAGGAGAAAAAATATATGGCACAGGTAAGTGGAACATATAGTACCTATGATGCTGTTGGCGAAAGAGAAGATCTGTCTAATGTAATTTACAACATTAGTCCGACTGATACACCTTTCATGTCTGCAATTGCGAAAGCAAAAGCTAGTTTTACAAACCATGAATGGCAAACAGATGCTTTAGCTGCTGCGTCAGGTACAAATGCTGCAATTGAAGGTAACGAAGTTACTTTCGCTGCACCAACTGCAACTACTAGACTTGGAAACTATTCTCAGATTTCAACTAAATCTGTCATAGTAACTGGTACATTAGAAGCTACAAACAAAGCTGGTCGTAACAACGAACTAGCTTACCAAATCTCAAAAGCTTCAAAAGAGCTTAAAAGAGATATGGAAACTTCTTTATGTGCGAACAACGCTAAAGTCGCAGGTAATGACACAACTGCAAGAGAACTTGGTGGTATTGAATCTTGGATTGCTACAAACGATGTTATGGCATCAGCAGGTAGTCCAGCTTCACCAGCAGGAACAGGAGCAGATGCTAGAACCAATGGAACACAAAGAGCCTTCACAGAAGCTCAACTAAAAGCAGCGTTAAAGCTGGTTTGGGATTCTGGTGGAGATCCAACAATGGTACAATGTGGTTCTTTTAACAAACAAAAACTATCTGGTTTTACTGGTGGAGCAACAAGAATGGATCCAGCAGAGAACAAAAGATTGGTTGCAGCAGTAGATGTGTACGAAAGTGATTTCGGTGCATTGACTGTAGCTCCAAACAGATTTTCACCAGCTAGATCAGTTCACATTATCACACCTGATATGTGGGCGGTTGCTTTCTTGAGAGATTTTGCTCTTGAAGATTTAGCAAAAACTGGTGATGCTTCGAAGCAGTTTCTAGTTGCAGAGTACACTCTGGAATCAAGAAATGAAAAAGCTTCTGGCGGAGTTTTTGATTTAACAACATCATAATAAATAACATTATAAGGGGGTATTCATTTATCCCCTTATAATTCAATCAACAATTTTGTTTGGTCTTTGAAGTCTTTCAAGGCGGAACGAAGCAAATAAAGGAAAAAAAAATGAGAACATTAAACGATTATTTTTTAACATCTAAAATAACTGACATCAGTACAGCAGGATCAACTTTTGTACCTGTTCCTGATGGCGGAAATGTTATTAAAATTATAACTTGCATTAAAAATGCAATATCATCTGCAAACGCAGCTCTATCTTGGGAAATAGGTGGAACAGCTATAACTGGTGGTGGGATTACAGTAACACAATCTGGATCTGCCGCTGGAGATGTTGATACTGCCGAACCAACTGCTGCTAACAGAGTTGAAGAAGATGGATCAATTGAAATGATAACTGATGGTGGTTCTTCAACTGCCTGTGAATGTGTAGTTACATTCGTTATCAGAAGATAATTATAGAATTTGGGGGATCTTGCCTAGCGGTACTTCCCCCAAATGCCAAAATTAATTTTATTAAATAAGGAAAATAACAATGATGAATTATGGTTTAAGACATGGAACGACTCAAACAATATCGGTAGCGTCATCAAGTGCAGCAGTAAGTAATGCGTTTGGTAGTGGAACTGAATTTTTAAGAGTGGTTTCTACAACAAATTGTCATATTACTTTTGCCACATCCCCAACTGCTACAACTAGCATGGCTTATTTACCAGCAGGAGAAGTAGAAATTATAAAAGTTTCTCCTGGTGAAAAAATAGCTGCGATTAGAACAAGTGGTGATGGTACTTTGTATGCAACTGAATTAAGTGCGTAATGGCTAAACCACCTAAGTATGGTGCTAAAGTTGTTTATACAAAAACTTTAAAAGGCACATCCATAGGTAGACGACCTATTACTAGCACAATGAATAAAAATAAACGCAGACAATTGGGTAGGAAGCCTTTTTATAGAGGTCAAGGCAAATGAAAACAAGAAACATTGAAACAGATGGTTTAATTACAGATAAATTTATACCCCATGAAGATAAAGGTATAGTACATCAAAGATTTGTAAATCATAAGCCTATTCTGGATCATAATAAAAAGCTTTATACTCAAAACGATGGTTATTCACCAGATAAAGGTTTAAAAAGAATAGCATCCATACCTACAGTCGTTTTAGAGATTTGGTGTAAAGAATATACTAAAGATCAAAACAATTCTAATTGGTTTGCTTTACCAAAAGATACACAACACAAAATTTTAAGACAAAAATTAAACAGTTCTGATTATAGATATTTTAGAACAGCACCAGGAAGATTTTAATGGCACTAACATCATATTCAACACTTAAAACATCAATAGCCAATTGGTTAAACAGAACAGATTTAACTGATGAGATAGCTGATGATTTTATAGTTTTAGCAGAAGCAGATTTAAACTCAAAATTAAGAATTAGAAAAATGGTTACACAAACAACTATTACTATAGATAGTGAAACTGAATCATTACCTACAGGATTTTTACAAGTTAGAAACTTTTATATTCTGTCAGGCGGTATAAAACATTCTTTAAGATATGTTTCACCATCACACATGGATCAATTAAGAGGAACTTCTACAAGTGGAACTCCAGAAGTTTATACAATTTTAGGAGATACATTTAGATTTTCTCCAAAACCAGACGCATCTTATACTGGTTATATTAATTATTATAAAAAGTTTGATGCTTTATCTGCCTCTAATACATCTAACTGGATATTAACAGATCATCCAGCAATTTATTTATATGGTTCTTTATTTCATGCTGCTAATTTTTTAGGTGGTATTGAACCATCACAAGCTCAACAATGGCAGCAAATGTATGCAACTGCTATGGAACGATTAGAAAGAAATGATAGAGAAGATCAATATTCTGGTTCTCCATTACAAATGAGATCAGAAGATACAATCGCATCACCATTTGGCAGTCGTTATACAAGTACAGTTACAACGAATAGTTAGGAGTTAAATGCAAGTACCTTTTGGAGAATGGCTACCAGATCAACCTGAACATGGAAAAAAAGGAGCTAATGTTGCTACTAATGTTTATCATGCAGCAAACACTTATAAAAGATTTCCATCTTTAGTAGCCTATAGTTCAAATACTACAAGTACAGATTCTAAAGGTGCAGGTTCATTTAGAGATAACTCTAATACAGTTTATAACTTTGTAGCTACAAGAACAAATATTTACCAATTAGCATCTGGAGCTTTTACTTCAAGAAAAGCAAGTTTAACTGGAACTGCTACAGACTTTTGGACATTTACCCAATTTGGTGAATATGTCATAGCAAGTAATGGCGTTGACCAACCCCAATATTATTTAATGGGAACATCAACTAATTTTGCTAATTTAAATGCGATAGCAACTGGTAATCCAATATTTAGAGTTTCAGGAGTAGTTAGAGATTTCTTAGTTGCAGGAAATATTGTAAATGCAACAAACAGAATCCAATGGTCAGGCATTAATGATATTACAGAATGGACAGCAGGAACAAGTCAATCGGATAGTCAAGACTTACCTGGTTCTGGTGGAAGGGTAGTTCATATAACATCAGGTGAGATTGGATATGTATTTAGACAAAACCAAATAGTTCGTATGGACTATGTGGGTGGTAATACAGTATTTAGACTATCAGTTATATCTCCAAATAGAGGTGCGATGTATGGAAGAACTGTTTGTCAGGATAATAGACAAATATTCTTTTATGCAGACGATGGTTTTTATCAAATTAATGGAGATCAAATCATACCTATTGGAGTAGAAAAAGTTAATAGATTTTTTGATTTAGATTTAAACAAAGCATACGCAGATAGAATATGTGCAGCAGTAGATCCATTTAAGCAGTTAGCGATGTGGTTATATCCATCTGCAAGTAATACAACTAATACTACAGGAATTTGCGATAAAATAATTATTTATAATTATGTTACTCAAAAATGGTCTTTAGCAGATGCTAGTGCAAGTACGATTTTTGCACAATTCGTTGGAGCTTATACTGTAGAATTAATGGATATTTTATCTCAAAACTTAGAAAATATTAATGCTGCATTAGATACTGATTTCTGGTCTGGTGGACAAGTTCTACTAGGTGGAATTGATAGTGATTATAAAGCTGCAATCTTTTCAGGAACAGCTAATGAATGTGAAATAGAAACTTCAGAACTTGAACCATTTCCTGGTTTAAGAACTAACATTACAGGTGTTAGACCAATTGTAGATGCAGATGCTACATTAACAGTTAAAACAAGAGAACGATTAGCTGACACAGAATCTGAAACAAGTTCAGTATCTATGAGAGATAGTGGAATTAATCCAGTAAGAAAATCTGGAAGATATGTAAGAGCAAATGTAAAAGTACCATCAGGTACTATATTTACTCATGCACAAGGAGTTGATTTTGTAGCATCAAGGGCAGGTACTAGGTGAGTGATAAAATTGATATAGATAATGTTAGATACTCTATGGAAACACAAGAGTTCTTTCAAAGACAAATAGAAGAAGCAGTAAATACATTAGTAAATAAAAATAACGCTGAAAACGATAAAGCTTTCAGTTGGTTTATGAATTAAGGAGCAAAAAATGGCAGGAACATATATAGGAAAATACGATACAACAGCAGGCAACAATACAGCTACTTCAACAGGTTCAGTATCTGTTGCAGAGGGTATGTTGCCATCTAATATTAATAATGCCTTTAGAGATTTAATGGCAGACATTAGGCAGTTTTATAATTCTGCTGAATGGATTGAATATGGAGATGGAGCAGGAACATACACACCAGCTTACGCATCTTCTACAAGTTTTACAATTGCAGGAGTTAATGTAACTTCTGTTTATCATGTAGGTCGTAGAGTCAAAGTCGTAGCCTCTACACCAGGCACAATTTATGGATCAATTACAGCTACATCATTTTCAACTAATACAACAGTTACAGTTGCTTGGGATTCAGGTTCATTATCCGATGAATCTATAACTTCAGTTCACATTGGGGTAATAAGTGCATCGAATACTTCATTACCTGAAACAACAGCAATAACTGGAGATTACACATTAGATGTATCAGGGGATATTATTCTTGATGCTGATGGTGATAATGTAACACTTAAAGCAGCAGGAACGACTGCATTAGATTTTGTTTTAAATGGAACTACAGATGTAACACTAGATGCACCTGGAGATATTCATTTAGACGCAGATGGTGGAGATATAAAATTTTATGATGGTGGCACTCAATTTGGAGAAGTTACTAACTCATCAACAGACTTAGTAGTTAAATCTACAGTATCAGATAAAGATGTTTTAATTAAAGGTAATGATGGTGGAAGTGCAATTACTGCATTAACACTAGATATGAGTGAAGCTGGAAAAGCTACATTCAATAATAATGTTATTATTTCTGGTCTTACTGCTAGTACAGCATTAACCTCAAATGGTTCAAAACAAATAACATCATCAGCAGTAACTGATACAGAATTAGGATATTTAGATGGTGTTAGTTCAGCTATTCAAACTCAGCTAGATGCTAAAGCAGCAACTACTTATGTAGATAATGCTGTTGCAGGACTTAGAACTAGAATAGTCGTTGAAGCAGCTACAACTGCTAATATAACTCTTTCATCCGATCTTCAAAATGGAGATACAATTGATGGAGTAACTTTGGCTACAGGAGATGAAGTTTTAGTTAAAAATCAATCTACTGATAGTCAAAATGGTATTTACACAGTAGTTAGTTCAGGTACTGCTAGTAGATCTACTGAGTATGATGCAATAGCAGAAATATCAGGACAGATTGTAGTAGTTAATCAAGGAACAACTAATGACAATACTATGTGGATGTGTACTACTAACACTTCAGCTACATTAGGATCTGATTCAGTTTCATTTACAAAAATTACACCACAAAATGTTGGAGATGTAACATTAACTGGAACACAAACTTTAACAAACAAAACATTAACTACTCCAAAGATTGCAGAAATAGATAGTTTATCTTCAGGTGATATTACACTTGATGCAGAGGGAGATATTGTTTTAGATGCTGCTGGAAACGATTGGAGTTTTAAAGCAGGTGGTACAGAAGTTTTAAAAATTACAAACTCATCAAGCGATGTAATTATCAAACCTATTGTTGATGCTAAAGATATTATCTTTCAACAAAGAGATGGTACAGAGGTTGCAAGAATTGAAGATAATGGTACTTTTAATATTGTAACATCTAAATTAGCAATTAATGGTACAGCAGTTACTTCAACAGCAGCAGAATTAAATTTATTAGATGATGTATCAGCAATTATTCCAGGTAAAGTAGAAGGAACAGATTTTACAAACTCTTTATTAGTAGGTCATTCAACAACAGGAACTTTAGATGCTGCTGAAAAAAATACAGCAGTTGGTCTTACAGCTTTAGATGCTATTACTTCTGGAGATAATAATACAGCCATTGGTTATGGTTCTGGTTCAAGTTTAACAACTTCTTCTCATAATACTTTACTTGGTATCAATACTGCTTTCTCATTAACAACTGCAACTGGCGGTAATACAGTTATTGGAAATCATGCTGATTACTACAACAAAACTGGTAATTATAATGTTATGGTTGGTCAAAATGCTGGATTTGGATCTACAAATCAAAGTCATGGTTATAATACTGGTATTGGTGCTTATGCTTTACAAGTGCTTACTACTGGTGATTACAATCTTACTCTTGGTCATCAATCTGGAAATAATATCACATCAGGTTCTGGAAATGTAGTAATTGGAAAAGCCGATGTCTCAAGTGCAACAGGAGACGATCAACTTTCAATATCTGATGGAGAAGATGGTTCAGTTGTTTGGATGACTGGTAGTAGTAGTGCAGTATGTACTTTTAATGCTGCTAATGTTACTCAACAAGCAATAACATCATCATCAAATGCTGTAGCTTGGGATGCTTCTGCTAAGCCTAATGCCTACCATATCACAACAGAAAATACGACTTTCTCTGCACCAAGTAATGCAGTTGAAGGAGCATTTATTTGTTTAGAATTAAATTACAATGGAAGTCATACTATCGGTTGGAACACAGTTTTTGAATTTGCGGCATCAACAGAACCAACTGAAACAGCAACAGATGCGAAAACAGATATTCATGTCTTTAGATATAATGGAGCTGTCTGGCAAGAAGTTGGTAGAACAATGAATTTAAGTGAAAGTTAATAGGAGATAAAAATATATGTGGGCAATAGTAAAAGATGGATCAATAACAAAGTTAATAAATAATCCTAAAAGATTAGTTATAGATGATATTCAATATTCTTCAAAAATATTTTCTTTATGGAGTAAATCCGAATTAGAAGCTAAAAGTATTTATGAAGTTATTTTTGACAATAGCAATAAAAAAGATGAACAATGGTATATTAATACCAATCAATCTTTTGCATTTGCAATAACTGATGGTGTTGGAAAAGTAACTGCAAGTTATGGAACTGCAACACCTAAAGCTCATGCTGATGCAAATGGTACTGATGAAGATGGAGTAGAACTTGATCCAGTTGTAGTTATACCTGGATTAAAAACAATTAAAATTAGAGAAGTTAAAAAACAAGCTGCTGGAATTTTACAAGATACAGATTGGTATATAACTAGAAAAGCAGATGCTGAAACAGCAGTACCATCAGCTATTACTACTCATAGAGCAGCAGTTAGAACTAAGTCAGGTGAAATGGAAACTGCAATTACAAACGCAGCAAATACACCAGCTTTAGAAACTTTATATACTTACACAACTAATGATGCTGGAGTTACATCCAGACCATTAGGAGAATTTCCAAGATTGGAGAGTTAATGCCTTTAATTTTACCAGGTAATGTAGCATCAGCAATAGGTGGTGCTTACGAAGTAGCCAACTCATGTAGGTTTGATGATGGAAGTTCACCTTATTTAACAGAATCAGTATCTTCTACTTCTAATAGAAGAACATTTACTTTTTCAACTTGGGTTAAAAGAAGTAGTTTAAGTGGTTCTGGTTATCCAAGATTATTTGATGCTTTTGTAGATGGTAATAATTTTTTTGAGATTTTTTTTAGAAATACAGATGCTTTAAATATTTATTCATATAATGGTGCATCTACTGATATTGATTTAGTTACAAATAGACTATTCAGAGATTTTTCAGCTTGGTATCATATAGTAGTAGCAGTTGATACAACACAAGGAGTAGCCGCTAATAGAGTTAAACTTTATGTTAATGGAACGCAAGAAACTTCATTTAGTACATCTACCTATCCAGCAGAAGACGCAGATTTACAAATAAATTTAGATACCGTAGATAATGTTATAGGTAGAAATGAATCTAGTGATGCTGATTATTTAGATGGGTATTTATCTGAAGTTGTTTTAATAGATGGTTTAGCATTAACACCAACTTCATTTGGTGAAGCAAACGAAGATTCACCTACAATTTGGCAACCGATAGATGTATCAGGATTAACATTTGGCACAAACGGATTTTATTTAGATTTTGAAGATAGTGCTAATTTAGGCAACGATGCAAATGGTGGAACAGATTTTACAGAATCTAATCTAGCCGCAACAGATCAAGCTACAGATACACCAACTAATAATTTTTGCACACTTTCTCCATTAAATAATTGGGAAGGTAGTTATACATTATCAGAAGGAAATTGTATTTTTACAGGTACAGGAGGAAATGATTCAACTGCTGGAACAATGGGTGCTGCAAGTGGAAAGTGGTATTTTGAAGTAGAATTTGATACAAATCCAGACAAATGTTATGCTGGATTTGCTCCAGATGATTTATTATCAACTTTAGGTACAGGACATTCAATAAATAGTTTTATCGGAATGTACAGAGATGATTATACTATTCAAATTGGGGGTGGTAGTGAAGGTGCTTATACTGATGTTTCGGCTGGAGATATATTTGGATTTGCAATAAATTTAGATGCAGGTAGTGGATCACAGACAGTTATTATTCAAAAGAATGGAAGCACAATAGATACAGTAACTATACCAACTGCAAATGAAGGTGCTTTTTGGCTACCTATTGTAGGAGATACTTCGGCAACAGATGGAATATTAAAATGTAATTTTGGTGGTTGTCCATCAGTTGCACCATCAAGTGCATTGGCAGATGCAAATGGATATGGTTCATTTGAATATAATCCAACAATAAGTAGTGTAGATTATTTAGCATTATGCACAAAGAATTTAGGAAGTGATGGAGGTTAAATGGCAACTTATGTAGCAGAAGCTCTGAATGATCCAAGTAAATTTTTTAAAGTCCAGCTCTATACTGGAACAGGTTCATCAAACGCAATAACTTTTAATGATACTGATACGGATATGGCGCCTGATTTGGTTTGGGTAAAAAAAAGAGATGCTACTGGCGATCATTATGCGAATGATTCAGTCAGAGGAGTAACTAAAAAATTAGAAATTAATTCTACTTCGCAAGAAGAAACAGATGCAAATTCTTTAACAGCTTTTGGCTCTGATGGATTTACTGTTGGGTCAACAGGTGCATTTAATAGTAGTAGTAATACTTTTGTAGCTTGGTGTTGGAAAGAAAGTGCAACAAGTGGATTTGATATAGTTACATATTCTGGAAGTGGAAGTGCAAGAACTATTAGCCATTCACTTTCTGCTGTTCCTAAAATGATAATAATTAAAAATAGAGATACTGTTAAATCATGGCAAGTTGGTCATGAAAGTATTGGTTGGGGAAATGGAATTTATTTAAACGAAACTTCTGCTTCTCAATCTGATAATGGTGCATTTAATTCAACAGATCCAACAACTTCAGTTTTTTCTTTAGGAACAAGTAGTTATGTAAATACTTCTAGTGATGATTATGTAGCTTATCTATGGAGTGAAAAACAAGGCTTCAGCAAGTTTGGCTCATATGTTGGGAATAATGGTGGAAGTAATGGTGTGTTCGTTTATACTGGTTTTCGTCCAAAATTAGTTATTCAAAAACTTTCTTCAGGTTCTGGTGCTAACTGGATTATGAGAGATACAGCCAGAGATACATATAATCCTATGGATAATCAAATAGAAGCTAATACATTAGATGCAAAAGAAGATAATCATGCGATTGATTTTTTATCCAATGGTTTTAAAACTAGAGCAAATGGATTAAATCAACAAGATAATGGCGAAACCTATATCTATATGGCTTTTGCAGAA